ATGAAGACATAACACATGACCCTCGTACCCCTCGACATACCCGCCGGTTTCTACAGAAACGGAACTGATTTAGAGCAGTCTGGCCGCTGGCGCGATGGTAGCTTAGTCAGGTGGCGCGATAACAGCTTACGTCCAATCGGCGGATGGCAAGAGCGCAAAGCGTCATTCAGCACAAACCCTGTGCGCGGGATGCACACATGGGAGTCAAACACCGGCACGGCTTATTTGGCTGGCGGTTCATATAACGAGCTAAAAGCCATGACGGGCGGCGGCACTGTGTATGACATCGCCCCGACCGATTTAGCGACGGGCCGTGAAGACGCGGAGGTTGAGACGGGATACGGTTACGGGTTTTATGGCGACGGGTTTTATGGAACGCCGATACAGCAAAACGAAAACGCGATCCCAGAAGAGGCCACCACTTGGTCAATCGACAACTTTGGCGAATACCTTGTCGCCTGCTCAAAAGACGACGGACGCTTGCTCGAGTGGCAGCTAAACCCAGCCGCGAAGGCTGCTGTAATTGCAAACGCCCCGACGAGTAATCTGGGCTTGCTGGTCACAGAAGAACGCTTTATCTTCGCGCTGGGCGCGGGCGGCAACCCGCGTACAGTGTCATGGTGTGATCAAGAAAATAACACCCTATGGACACCCGCGTCCACGAACCAAGCTGGCTCGCAAATCCTGCAGACGTCTGGCCAAATCATGCAGGCGATCCGCACCAAGGGGCAGACGCTAATCATAACAGACACAGACTGTCATGTTGCTGTATATGCAGGCCCCCCATTTATCTACTCCTTTACCCGCGCTGGTACCTCCTGCGGGGCCATATCGCGCAAGTCTGCTGTAGATACGGATCTGGGTGTGTTTTACATGGGCCAGCGCGGGTTCTTCTATTTCGACGGCAACAGCGTGCGCGAGCTGCCATGCGACGTGCATGACTACGTCTTCGGCGACTTTAACCAAGCGCAGCAATCTAAGACGTGGGGTTTTGCCAACGGCCAATTCGGGGAGGTGTGGTGGTTCTACTGCTCCGAAAACAGCACCGAGATAGACAGATATGTGGCTTACGACTACACCGAGCGCCATTGGCTGATAGGCAACTTGGCGCGCACGTCAGGCACGGAGCGTGGCGTTTTTCGCTACCCGTTCATGGCGGGCCACAACGCCGACAGTGACATATATGATCACGAGGTAGGCTTGAACGTAGACAGCGGCGCGGTCTTCGCGGAAAGCGGCCCGTTTTCTATTGGCAACGGCGATCAGACTGCGCATGTCACCAAGCTCATTCCCGACGAGGAAACGCAAGGCGACGTAAACGTGACATTTAAGACACGCTTCTACCCAAACGGCGACGAAAGCAGCCACGGGCCGTACACTCCCAACAACCCGACATCTGTCCGCTTCGCTGGCCGCCAAATGCGTATGCGCGTTGAAGGCGCTAAGCTGGCGTCGTGGCGCGTTGGCAATATGCGCGTTGATATAAAACCGGCGGGGCGTAGATAATGTCGTCGCCGATACTTCCACAGATAGGCGAGGATCTGCGCCAATGGGGGCGTGGCCTGACGCGTTATCTGACGCAAAACTTGTACAAGCTGGGCTTTAAGACGCCTGACAGCAACCCGTCCGAAAACGGCGTCATATTGTGGGATAACGTAAACGCATATCCGGTTGTAAGCAGAAGCAACATTTTTGTTGAAATTGTTGTAAAGGTCGGCGTTCCTCCGACTAGCTCGGGGTCTGCCGGAGATAAGGCCGGCTTGATTAGTTGGGACACAAATTACATCTACGTTTGCAACGGCGACTATGATGGCTCAACGGCTATATGGACTAGAACCTCTCATCTGGGAGGGTCTTGGTAGATGCTTGGCGGATGATTGATAATGTTGTACAATTTGGCCAAGCGCAGCGGGTGACGGTTCTGCCGATACCTGAACGCGAAATAGACGACTACATCGACAGAGGCATGGAGCTGCTGGCTCCGGCGATTAGACGGGTTGAACATAACGTCGATCTGGACGATGTAAGAGAAGACATACTGGCCGGCACGTCAATATTGTGGCTGGTTTACCTTGAGGACAAGTTGACCGCAGCGATCACCACATGCGTTGTGAAACACCCTCAACGTAAGAACCTCAAGATAGAATTTATGGGCGGCAAGCACATGCATGTATGGATGAACAAGGCGGTAGATGTTTTGGCGGGGTTGGCCAAGGACGCCAAGCTTGACGCCGTGGAGGCGGATGGCCGCAAGGGCTTTGAGAGATATGTGGACGGCTCTGCGTTTCGTCCGATTTATACACACTATGAGATGGAGTTGCACTGATGGGCAGCACGACGACGACCAAACAAGAAAGCACAATGGACCCATTCCAGCAGGAAATGCTGGAGGATCTATACGGGCGCACGACGGAAATAGCTGACACACCATTCGCTGCATACACCGACCCGCTTGTCGCTGGCATGGACCCGATGATGCGGCAGGCATATGAGGGCTACGGCGCCTTGACATTGCCAAGCGAATACGGAGCCGCGTCTGACATATACGCGGGAATGGCCGCCGAGACGCCAGAACAGCGCATGGCGCGAGTGCGTGGCTATCAGGATATGTACACCGAGGGCGTCATTGATCCGATGCTGGCGCAGGCCGAGCGCAAGCGTGCGCAGGAGCGTGTCGGCGAGGCATCAGGCGTCACCAAGGCGGGTGCATTTGGTAACGTGCGGCGCGGCGTCTTTGAGGGCGAGCGCGAGGCGGCGTATGAAACTTCACGCGACGCCATGGTCGCCGGTCTAATGCAGCAGGGTCTCAGCTTCGGCGAGGCGCAGGTTGCAGCAGAAAACCAAGCACGCATGGCAGGCGCTCAGGGCATGATAGGTGCCGCCGGAGCGGGTCGTCAGGCAGAGCTGGGCGCGTTGGGCGCGCAGATGTCAGCCGGTGACATCGCACGCCAGATCGAGCAGGCGGGGCTTGGCGCTGACTACGAGCAGTTTATGCGCGAGCAGCAGTATCCGCTGCAGTCACTTGCGGGCTTGTTCTCAACGGCTGGACTTATTCCGGCGGGCATTGGAACGACTACGAGTACGCAGCGCACAGGCGGCATGGGGCCAGCTCTGGGTACGCTTGGAAAGCTGGGGATGTCCGCAGCAAGCATGGGCGCATTTGGACCTGCTGGCATGGCCTTCGGAAGTATGGGTGCCGGAATGGGCGCTGGGTATGGCGCTGGAATGGGTTACGGCGGGCTTAGCACGGGGAGGCTAGTATAATGATCGCAACGGAAGCCATAATCAAATCGCTGGCGCTTTCTGGGATGCCACCAAATATGCTGCCGCTTAAAGGCGAAACGCTTACGCCAGATGACATAGACCTATTTGAGCGCGCACAAGCAGCGCAAGCAAATAAGCCATTTGTGCCGACGCTGGCAGCGCCATCAGGGGGATCTGGGCAACCGCCCAGCGCAATGCCCACGGATTCTGCTGTGCCGCTTATTCCGGCTCAAGCAGCGCCTCTCGATGCGCCATCCGCAATGCCAATGCAGCAGCCTGCAACGCCTGCAGGGTTTCAACTTGGCACGGGCATCCTGCAGCAGCCTACGCAGCCTACGCGATCAGACGATCCATTTGGCAACTTGTCCAAGCAGCAGCGCATGATGCTGGCGTTTTCAGCGATCTCTGACGCAGGTATGGCGGCGCAAGGCAAAGAAGGAACGTCTTTCGCAAGGACGCTCAAGGCGTTTGGAGACATGTCGGATAGTCAGCGCAAGCGTGAAGCGGCTGCGCAGAGGCAGCAGATGTTGCAGCAGGTTATGGGTGGCGGTGCGTTGCCAACCACTGGCATGATGACGCCGCAGGACATTGACGCGCGTCTTGCGACGCTGACGCAAATTCTGGCGACCAACCCAGAAATGGCCCCATATGTGAATGCCGAGATGCAAAGGTTGATGCCGCTTCGCGAGGAGACACTTGGGAAGCAGCGCGAAATTTCGCAAAAAGAAAACATGCTTATGCAGATCGACAATCTGCTAGGTGATGCCGCCTTAGATCAGGCGCTGGGCATCGAAGGCATATTCAGAAAGCCGCTGGCTGATCTGGGCCTTGACCCAGACACGAAGCGCGTCAGGACAAAGGTCGAGCAGTTGCAGGGCGGCGTATTCCTGCAGGCATTTGAAAGTCTAAAGGGCGGCGGCCAAATCACCGAGCTTGAAGGCAAGAAGGCTGAGCAGGCAATGGCGCGCCTCAACACCGTGCAAGACCCAGTTGCATTTAGGGAGGCCGTCAACGAGCTTCGCATAATAACTGAAAACGGCATACGCCGCTTAAAGGGGGAAACTGTGCCGGAGTATACGGGGCCAACGCAAGACCAAGACCCGCTTGGTATAAGGAACTAGACAATGGCGACTAAGCTGCAGGATTTACGCGCGAAATATCCGCAATATTCCGATATGTCCGACCAAGAGTTTGCGACCGCATTCCATGGTAAGTTTTACAGCGACATGTCGTTTGATGACTTTTCGCAGGAGATCGGCCTAACGGCACAACCCGCTCCGACTGGTACGCGCATAATTGAGCAGTTTGACGACGGCGGGCGTATTGTGGAAAACACAGAAACCGGCGTGCAAACCTACATGGGCGACGGTTACGCAACCAGCGACCCAGTGCAAATCGCAAAGATAAAATCTGCTGGCGGAGACGCTGCCGCCGTGTACGAGAGAGGCTTTGCGGAAGACATAATAAGCCAAGTCGGTGAGATACCGGCACGCGCCGCGTCAGCCATAAAGGGCGTGCCGTTTGTTGGCTCTTACATAGACGAGCTGATTGAGCGGTTTAGCCCGCAGGCTGCGCAAGCAACGCGCGCCGCGCAAGAGGCCCGCGAAATAGTTGCACCCACCACGACGGCTTTGAGCCGCGCTGGCACGGGTATAGCCACTGCCATACCAGCAATCGCCGCTGCGCCTGTCGCGCTTCCTGCGAGCCTTACAGCCCGCGTGGGCTTAGGCGCTGGGCTTGGCGGAGTAGGCGGCGGGCTTGAGGGCTTGGTATATGGCTACGGCGAAGGCGCAACCCCAGAAGAGCGTAGGGTATCTGCCCTTGAAGCTGGGAAAACGGGTGCAGCGGTAGGCGCTGGGCTCGGCGCTGGGTTGCCTGTCGTGGGCGCCGGTATCGGCGCTCTACGGGCGCGCGGAATACGCCGTCCAGCGCAACAAGCTGTCGAGCAAATCGGCGTAAAGGAAGACGCAGCGCGCATAATCAGCGAAGCCATGCAAATGGATCAGCCTGTTGCCGCTGAAAACTTAGCTCGCGCTGGGCAATACGCGTCACTTGGCCAAGCTGGCCCCGCAACCAGAAACCTGCTGGATCTCGCAGCCGCAAGCACCAGCGAAGGCGCTGCGATTGCACGCCAGAACATTGAAGAGGTTGCCGGTCAGGCGGGCGTTCAGTTTAAGAGCCTTATGGATGACACGCTTGGCGGGCCACAGGCTGCGCAGCGCATACGAGACGATCTTATGGAAAGCACGTCTGAGCAAAGAGCGCAGGTATATGACGCCGCATATGACGCGGCGATTGATTACTCTGCGCCCGCCGCAACTAAACTGAGGGAGCTTTTAAAGCGTTTAGACGCGAGCGACCTGCGAGGCGCTGAAAGAATGATGCGTCGTGAGGGGCAACCGTCTCAGCAGATTATGGCCAAGCTGGACGACGCAGGAAACGTAATAGAGTATGAAACGCTGCCAGACGTGCGGCAGATCGACTACATCACGCGGGCATTGACGGACCCAGAGGCGCTAGCAGCTAAAGGGTCTAAGAGAATTGACGAGCAACTTGCGTCAGATATACGCAAAACGCTTGACCAGTTGGTGCCGGAATATGCCGTGGCGCGTGACGTCGCTGGCGACGTGATAAGCCTGCGCAATGCTTTAGAGTTTGGCGAAAAACTGTTGGCCAAGAAGACGACAAGATATGACGTAGAAAAGGCGCTGGACGGAATGACGGGCGCTGAGCTGGCTGCTACCAAGCAAGGCATCCGCAGCTATGTTGACGAGATCATGGCCAACACAGCCGCAGCGATTGGCGACCCCAATCAGGACGCGCGTGAGCTGATCAAGCCTCTTAAGGAAATACTGACAGGCGCTGGCAAGCAGAAAATGCAGCTACTGCTTGGCGATGACGCCGACGAGTTTTTGCGCCAGCTCGACGAGGTGTATTCTGCCATGTCCATGCGGGCGTCTACGGCTCAGCAAAGTAAGACGGCAGTCAGGCAGATGGCCAAAGAAACCGTGGAAGACATGATGACGCCGACCATGCTGCAGGAAATGACAGAGCGCGGGCCGGTTACTGGTGCCATGGAAACATTGCGCAGGACGCTCTCAGCAGCCCCCTCGCGGCCAGAGCAGTTTCGTCGCGTAATGGGTGAGGTCGCGGAGCCGTTGACACGTCAGGCGGATCTTACGCGGCTGCTACAGCAAACTGAGCAGCTTAGGATGCTGAACCCAGAGATCGAGCGCGCCGCTGAGATGTATCGGCGGATGTTGCGCGGAGGCACTCAAGCGGCAGCCGCTGCAACACCAGCAGTGACAGGGCTGCTAACTGGCCGCTGACTTCTTCGCCTTCGCCTTCGGCGCGGGCGCGTTCTTCAGCGCGTTGATCTGCGCGTTCTGATCCTCGATCACGGCAGCCGCTTCCTCGCAAAACCGGAACAACGCCATAACGTTGTTGACGCGGTGGGGTTGGTTCAGATTGCGCACCAATTCGCGTGTCTTATCGTCCATGTGATATACCTCTCAATACAGATGTGCGGCGATACTATCCGCCATGGCCTGCGGTGTAAACTCGGCGGGCTTTATGCGTACCGTCTTACCGCGAGGCGCGGTGCGTAGAATAAACAGCCGCAGGTCCAGAGCCACATACGCAAATATGTGCGCATCGCCATTTGCGCGCGTGAACACGTAGTGCGCCTCGCGGTAACGCTCTTTGCGTGGCTCGAGGGTCGCCTTGACCTGCATGGTCAACAGCTCGCCGCTGGCCGACTTCACCCATAGGTCATCGTCCTTCATGTCTACCCGATGGCAGCGTATCCCGCGCTGCTCTAGCTCGGCGGCGACGAGAAACTCGCCAGCACGTCCGATGTTGATGCTGTTGGCCACGCGCGCAACATACTGCATTTAAACGATTTTATATAGAGGCGAAAAAAGTTTACGATGGGTGCATTTTTTGCTTGCACCGTGCTGTGTTATCTTTATGTTAACAATATAAGCAACGGAGGAAATCATGGCTACTTTCAATATCAACACAATCGACGGAAAAATGTCTGGTCAGTTCAATGCGCCTAGCGCACGCGAAGCTGGCTTGGCCGCGATGAACCAGTGGAAGCCAGCCGTTGCTTTGGAAGTACAGCGCGTTCAGTCTGGCCCTAAGCCGACTAAAGCGCGCAAGCAATATCAGTGCGACTGCTGTGGCACAGATATCAACAAGGGCGACAATTACTTCAAGGTGTCTCGCTCAATCGGAAACCCAAACAAAGACACATATGATGGCGTCGGCATCACCCATCATGGCTTCCGCTACGCAGCGCAAGTTTGTGTCAACTGCAAATAGTAAATCGGAGGAAATCATGGCATACGACCCAACGCATGAATATGAACATAATTACCACCCATCAATTCGCGCTCGCAAGCTGGCCAATGCCGCCCACGCAAATCGCGTAAACTGGCTGGCGTCTGATGATCGCGCCCAAGAGATTATCGACTTCTTGGCTGACTACAGCCCAGAGGGCGAAGGGTTTTTCCCAGCGGTCAAAAAAGGCATCAACACATACGGCCAGCCGACACCCAACATGCGTGACGCCATGGTCAAGACGCTGGACAAGCGCGCCGCTCAAAAGGTTGAGTGGGCTACCAGAGATGGCAAGTGCGAGTTTGTTGGCACCGTTGGCGAGCGCCAAGACTTCGCACTTACAGTCAAACATATCGTGGAGCTGGAAAGCATGTATGGCATTTCACACCTTCACATCTGCCGCGATGCTGATGACAATGTTGTCATCTACAAAGGCACACAATATTGGGCCAAAGGCGCTCAAGTAACCTGCACGGCCAAAGTCAAAGAGCATGGCGTGCGCGATGGCGTCAAGCAGACCATCATCCAACGCCCAACAAAAGTCACAGTCAACGGAGAAGATTATTGACGCATCGCGGGCAAGCGCTGCGGCGCTTGCTAGCCGTGCGCCAAACCGGCCACGAAACTGAATCGGAGAAACCAAAATGAATCTTACGCATACACATCAATTCTTGATCACGCACATCACCGACAGCGGCACAGGCTTCGGCGTGCGCACCGACAACGGCGAGAGCGTACACATCTCGCCGCGTCTGCTGGAGCAGGCGCACGCAAACCTAGACGACATATGCACCGGCATCATCGTGCAGAACGCCGTCGAAGAGCAGCGTGAGCGCACGCCGTGGGTTGCCGCCTACGTGCAGGAACGACGCGCAGCGCGTGACGTGCTGGGCTTGGCGACTGACGCGCCAGCAGAGGCCGTACAAGCTCCCACGGAGAAGCCTAAGCAGGTCGATTGGGCTGACGTCCAGCGGAAGATCCTTGCGATGCTCCAGAGCGACGACGTCACATATTGCGAGACGGCAGACATCGCTGACGTCGTTGGCGTTGAGCCGCGCAAGCTTTCACAGCACCTCGAAAACATGCACTCACGCGGCGAGATATGTCGAGCCCATGTAAACCAGCGTGCAAACCAGCAGCGCGCGTCGTTGGTGCTGTGGAGCATCAACGCGGATGTGTACAAATGATCTGCGCGTCATGCGACGGAACCGGCTTCATCGAGTTGCCGCGTTTCGTCAACACACCGGACAGCGACGCGTGGACAACGGTGCGCTGCCCAGAATGCCAAGACGAAGACGACTTCGACTGGCGTAACGAGGAGGAGGAAGAGTAATGACTAAGTGGACACAAGACATCATCATCGCCGCAGCGATTGCCGCGTCGGTGCTGGGCTGGATCGGCGCTGTAAGCGCGGGGTGGATGTGATGACCCTAGCTGAACCCGTCTTCATGGCTTTCGTGATATTCTCGTCGCCGGACGAGTGTAAAGCGTTTGCGAAATATTACGACTTAGCGCGGATCTTTGAGCCGCAATGCGTTGAGATGGGCGGCGAGGCGGACTACCGCCGCCCGTGGCCCAGCGTCAGACCACAGCCACGGCCAACACAGGAGAACGAAAATGGCTAAATGGGATCTATCAAAACTGGAAAACAGCGCAAGCGTTGGCGCGCATATTGACGAGGATAGCAGCGCGCCGACGCAGCCAACGCCGCTGATGCTAGTCATGTCGATCAGGCGCAAGGCAGACATCATGCGCATGGACGCGGGGCGTGGCCCCGAGCGCCTGACGATCAAGCAGCGCGCCGAAGAGATCATGGCGCTCTGCGAGATGCTGGAGAAGCGGCTGTGACGGAACACATGACACCGCTGGAGCGTTGGAAGGAGCTGGCGATCATCGAGAACGCGCGCATGAAGCGCAGGCTCATTGGCCGCGATGACATGCACGCTTATGCCCACAAGCCGTGGCCGCTTGAAAAGCTGCGCAAGGAGATCAAGCGCTGCCTGAGCAGGCATGACGAGCTGTCTGTGGGCGACCTGTGCAGCATGATCGAGCAAGACGCCGTGCACATCGACATTGGCTTGAAGACCATGCGTGAGCGGCGCACAATCGTGAAGACGTCGTTCATCGAGGGCCAACAACTGTACCGGCTGCGCACGCAGGAAGAGTTCGCGTTCTAGCCCTTGCACAATGTTAACGCGGCGTTATAGTAGCCGGATCAACGGAGGTAATTATGAACACTGAGATGAAGCAACTTGGCTCGCGGATCGACGCCAAGGTATTCGAGGCGCTGCGTGACTTGTCCAAGGAGAAGCGCATAAGCATGGCGTCGCTGACGCAGATGGCGATACTGCGCCTGCTGGACGAGCATGGCGTGGACGTGCAGCGTGGATGATGATTTCACACTGACGCCGGAGCAGCACGCAGAGATGTCAGCGGTTGCCAGCAACACGATGTCAGAGGCAAACGCGCTGATGCGTGACATGCTGGCGATCACCGAGCACACCGAGATGCCAGACCTTGCCAAGGTGTA